TTCGCGTTCTTGCTGGGCCATCTGCTGCATTTGAACTTGAGGCGGAGTCACAAGGAGCTTCCCGGTGTTCCTTACTTCAAAGGCTTTGAACAGTTCTTTGAGTGCTTCGTATTGATTGAGGAACGGAGATTGAGAAGCCAGATTAAATAGTGCAAGTAAATTGCGTTGACGCACGACGCGATTGCTTGCATAATTCGCAGCAACAAGATCAAAATCCAGCGTACCAACGAGTTCCTCCGGCATCATGGTGACCCATTTTTTAATCCCCGGGTTCTCTCCGGTGATCTGAAATTCCATTGGGTCCGAGATATATTGTTGCACCATGCTGGCGCACATAGTCAAGGCAGGTTGGAGTACTTCAAGTTCTAGGTTACGAATAAACATCTTAAAGCGGAAGTTCGATTCGTTCATTACGGAACTGATGCCCGTGGCGGTTTTATTGCCAGCAGGTGAACCTGTGCCCTTGCCATAGAAGTCCGAGACTCCACTGGCATTCTCGATCATCATCTTGTAGACTTCGAGGATTTGGTAGTCACCCGGTGAAGGGGTGAAGAAGGGCAGCGGCATAATGACCTTGCTTGGGTCACCAACCACAGGGACCTTGCCGCCAGGAGTGTTGAATGAGTTCAGCGCTTCGTGATCAATATCGGCATTGGTATCATAAGCATAACGATGGTTGATACCCAGGTTCCAATTATCCGTGATCATGTTCACGAACTTGCACATGCCTTCAGTTAGATCACTGATGATTTCGATTGCCCCTAGCCCAAAGATTTCATTCGGCAGGCGAATGAAATTAGTCATTACTATGGGGCACTTCTTATGCATGAACGGAATAGGTCCGTGGTATAGTAATAGCGGTACTCCGGCGTAGACGCTTCGTTTAAAGGGGCTGTAGCCGGCAGCTCTGTATGATGCACGTAGGTCCTTCCAACTGATTGCTTCTGCATCTTCTCCATAGGTAAGTATTGACTGTGTCTGAGAGTATTCATCCCACACCTCCGCGATTCTAATTACGGTGTCCATCGGGTTCTCCGGCGGACGAATATTATTGCTGACCCTCTTAACCAGCATATCGAAGGACTCTGGAATATAGAGTGGCTGCTTCGACGGATCCTGCGTAGACGCCTGCAGACTCATGGTCTGCTCGCGCATCATTTGTCCAAGAGTTCTTTCAGTAAGATGCGCAACGATACCCCCATCCGGATCAACCAGTAGATCATATACATCGATAGGCAGGAAGCGAGGCCGATTACGAGGAACTTGTTTCTGGGCGGGCCTATAACCAAGAATAACAGGTTGCATAATAGGCTGACCGGTATTAAGATCCATCGCGGGCTGAACGATCGGTTGCCCGTCAGGGCCAATGGCGGGAATAGGTTGTGAATAAGTGACCGTATCATATTCCCAATCCCAATCTACTTTCATGGCCGAGTGGCCATAGATAACTATGTTGCGAACGAGTGATTCGAAGTGTTTAACGAATTCGCTACGCTTCAGCAGTCGAAGCAGGACAGTCTGCATCTTTTCAGCAGCAGGCTCGTCTTGCGCTGAGCGCCCTTTGCACTCGAACCAGTCTTCATAGGAGAAATAGGCATCGAGTGTCCTGGCTACGATTGATTCCACATTCGATAGTGGATAGGGTACAAAGGTATTCGAACGCGGAGTTATGTTATCCGGATAGAATCTATTGTCGCGTTGGCCGATGTATTGCCTGTAAAAGTAGGCCCGACGCTGATCGTATTGCTTGCGGAAATAACGCATGCGCCGCAAATGTGATATAGCCTTGTTGGTTATATCGGCATGCGGGTCATCATACGTGCTTACAAATGGCGCGATACTCGGTGATTGATATTGCATAACCCTCTACGGTCCAGGCACCCACGCATCAACATTGAACGGATTAGGACTAGACAAGACCTGTTGGACCTGTGGATTATCCCAGGCCAGTCTATTGCTAGAATCATACGCCCAGATTAAGTAGTTCCCGTTGGCAGGTAATAGGACATTATTGGGCCAAATGTAAATTGGGTTTCCAAGCACTGTGCCTTGAATATATCCATTGATGTCCAACGGTATGTGCACAGCCATGTTGCCCATGATCTGTCCGGTGTTCAAAGCAACGGCATCGTGCTGGAGTTGCATTACGAGGTAACCGTTCGAGAGTGGATTACCAAGGGCATCCTGGAATGGCCCGCCCACAAGCTGCACTCGTGAACCCTCCAAAGAAGCCGGAGTCAAGAGTAACAGGACCGCCTGGTTTACCCGCACGTTGCCAGGAAATGCAACGCCTTGACTGGCGATTTGCAGCGTCTCTTGATTTAATCTTGTGGACAATTAACCCTCGATGATTCCAACTTGCGCGTTGTCTGCACCAGTCGCTGTCCAGGCAGAACTTGTGTTGGGATCATTTGGAACAATAGCATCATAGAAGAGGTAAGATGAAGTTAATGCTGATGTAACGGTGCCTGCGCTGTTCGTTGAACCGCTTCGAACAAAGACAGTCGGTGTATGTGGACCCGCGTCATCGCGTGTAAGAGAAGCACGCGCAAGCACAAAATACGGAGCAACACCTAGACTTGCAACCTGCATCGTGTAGGAGTCAATGGTTCCTGGAGTATTGTTGAGATTATAGTCCGTGGTGTTTGGGGGCTGGACCGCCGCGTTTGCCCAGTTGTTAGCAAGTCCGGCGGGCGTCCAGTTGGTGTAGTTCCCGGCAGACGCAGGCATCTTCGTAAGGATACGAGCATCGCCTCCTAACAGGCTATTCTGTGTGGCGCCTGTGGTATCAAAGCAATAGAAGTCATCGAACTTCATGACACCGATATTCTGAGTCATGGATCCGACGGAGACCTGGTTGGCATAACTATTGCCATCACCACTAGTGTTGATACCAGTACTGCTGATTGCAGCAGTTGGTGAACCATTGACATAAGCTGCCACGGCCCCGGAGGTTCCGGTCGCTACAGTAACTTGCACGGCAATTCCATACCAGGCACCTGCAGTAATGGTTGCATTGGCGCTAATGGCGCCGACTGCGCCGTTGGCCGTCGGACCAAAGCTTCCACCAAGTGTAGATCCATTTCCACGATAAAACTGCAAGGCACCGTTGCTATTGACAGTTAGGCAGCATTGGCAACCACCGCTGTCCCAGAAGTCACAGAAGTCTTGCACCCCAGAACCGGGCAGCGCAGCAAACTTCACCCCAAAGCCCAGGATAATTGTAGACAAATTACCAGACATAGACTGCCGTACAAGTTGCTGTGTACCCGAAGTATAGAGGCATCCACCTGGTAGACTTCCCGGAGGCGCGAATCTATAATCTGTATTGGACGTAGTCATGCCCTGAGTGAACGTCCACGGATAACCCGAGGTCATCACGTAGTTGTTGCCGTAATTATCGAAGCCGTCTGCGAATTGATAAGCCATTAGGTTGTCTGCCGAAGTGGTTGAATCCAGTAAGTAATAGTGCTGCCGCCTGCGTTGTACAAACGAATTCGATCCCATTGCTGAGGAACTTGATATGTAGCCACAACTCCAGCTGGGATTCGAAAGTCAGTAGCAGCAGCGGCGGGCATACCAGAGTTTCCGCATCGGATATTAATATCACCGGTGGCGTTGATTGCAAAGATTGAGTAGCGCCCGAGGACGATCTCTGCACTTGAAGTCGAGGTTGTGATTGTGCTACTTAAGTCTGCAGTAGCAGAAGTTGCGGTTGAACCGCCTACTGGTACAAAGATTCCTGTAAAGATTGCCATTAGTTTACCCTATTGGAGTTTGTAGATCATTACTGCAACGCCCTGGTTGTTGACGCCGATGTTTTTCCAAACGATTGTGCCATCTGTGGGACAAGAGTCTCCAACGTTGGGGCAGTTTGCGTTCCAATTCGGCACTGTACTTCCTGTGGTGCACGCTCCTGTGCAAGACAGTGCTGTATAGACATTGCCAATCGAGGCGTTATTTGTTCCTGGTGCGATCCAGTCGCCCAGGTTGTAAGTGTGCGATGGCTGCCAGTTGAACCCACAATACGGAGTGGATCCGCCAGT